GTGGCAGAAGTCTAATAGAGATGTTGATATTGAATCTGTAAAGACTTATTTTGGTTATTCAAACCAAAAAGCAAAAGATGCTCTACGTATTCTTACAGATGAACAAATCGCTGAAATAAAAATAAAAACAATTAAAGGCGGAATGAAATGATTGAAATTAAGGATCTAGTTGAGGTATTATTAGAAGAAAGTGATGATTTTTTGAAGGTACGTGAAACGTTAACACGTATCGGTGTTGCTTCCAAGAAGGACAATACACTGTATCAATCTTGCCATATTCTACACAAACGTGGTAAATATTACATAGTTCACTTCAAAGAGTTATTTGCTCTTGATGGTAAAGAAACTGATTTAACTGAGAATGACCTATCACGCAGAAATGCTATTGTAAATCTGTTGGAAGATTGGGGCTTAGTTAAGATTGTTGACAAAAAACAAACTGAAGTTCCAGTACCAATCTTTCTATCTCAAGTGAAGATCATTTCACATAAAGAAAAATCAGACTGGCAATTGGTACCAAAATATAATATTGGTAAAAAACCACAAAACGGTTGACACCCAATATAAATAAAGATATAATAGGCCCACCTTAGGGCCGTTAGATGCTACGGTAAAAGGCGTCCGTGTAATTACACCTCCGGCACGAAAGTTCGGACCAGATAAGGTAACCTGGATTTTATGCAATGCCTTCGGGGTTGCAATTTTAAAAACTCGCTTATTAAGGAGCAATTATGACAAAGCTACAACTACCTGGTTTATTCGACTTCCACAAGTTTGATCCATTCGCAGTAGGTTATGAAGATATGTTCAAAGACCTACAAGACATGGCAAAGACAGTCGCCAAGACCGTTTCTTACCCTCCATACAATATCAAGCAGATCAAAGATAACAAGTTCGTTATCGAAATCGCTGTTGCTGGCTTCGGCAAATCTGATATTGAAGTTACACTAGAAGGTAACAAATTGGTTGTGAAAGGTAATACTCAAGATGAAGAACTAGACGATAAAAACTTTATCTTCAAAGGTATCGCCAATCGTAATTTCAGCCGTGAATTCAAACTCAATGACAAAATTGAAATTGAAAATGCTGAAATGACCAATGGAATGTTAAAGATTTGGTTAGCAAACATGGTCAAAGGCCAAGATGCAATCAAGAAAATCGTTGTGAAAGAAAAGGATGAGAAATGAAATTCTTATCCAAGTTCTTACGGAACTTTGGTAAACCACAGACTTACGGATCAGCGTTAGAAGCATACATTGTTTCTAACAATCCTAAGACTGTGGAAGACATTGACTATCTTCAACGCAGGTTTGAACAAATAAACCTACAACGTTTACATGGATGGCCAACATGAACTGGTGGCCAGTATCCGATGATGAATGGGAACGATTAAATTATCCGGACAAGTTTCGGTAATAATTTAAAGGGGCTCTTGACAGAGCCCTTTTTTTCGACTATAATAGGATCATTATGAAATTGGAAAACCGAAACATCAAAACACCAAGTCCAATAAAAGTGCGGGTAAAATCTACACTGGACGTTTACTATACATTCAAACACTGGCCTTCAAAAGAAATTGAAGGTGTGGAGTTCATTGGTGTGTCTAAGTTTTTTCCATCCAATGAATTGACACAACAGTTACACTGGATGCGTAAAGACGGTTTAGAATACATTAAATAAACAAGGGGGCCGATAGCTTAATGGTAAAGCTTCCGACTCATAATCGGCGGAGTCTTGGTTCAATTCCAAGTCGGCCCACCATTTATAAAACAAAATGAAACAGAAATTTCTTGATACTTTTATGAAGGTTGCAGAAACCTTTGCTGAATTGTCCTCTGCCAAAAGGTTACACGTTGGTGCAATTGTTGTTAAGGATGACAGAATTATATCAATTGGATATAACGGAATGCCGTCTGGATGGGATAATAACTGTGAAGATACTATTCAACACAGCGATGATACCGTAACGTTGAAAACTAAACCTGAGGTTCTTCATGCTGAAACTAATGCAATTGCGAAGCTGGCCAAATCAAGCGAAAGCGGTCTTGATGCTAATATATTTATTACTCACGCTCCTTGTCTTGACTGTGCCAAACTTATATACCAAAGCGGTATATCTTCTGTATACTATCGGAATAGTTATAGGGACATGGCAGGATTAAACTTCCTTGAGAAATCTGGTATCAAAGTGGAAAAGATGTAAGTCCATAAATAGCTAAGGAGTGAGTATTATCGGTTAAAAAATAAACTGGAGTTCGCATGAATTTGAAGATTCTAAACTGTCCCGAGGAATCATTCAAGCCTTTCGTTGAGAGGTCTATCCAGTTCTACGCCAAAGAATTGATTACCAATACAAGAATACGTAACAATTGTTTCACTACTGTACGTTTCGACAGTAAGATAAACGAATATGGATTTTGTAGCATAGAAGATTACAACTCCAGAAAACAACCAAGAGAATTCTTAATTGAGGTTCATCCAGGTCTAGGTGCCAGAGGTATCTTGGCCACGTTAGCACATGAGATGGTTCACATCAAACAGTATATCGAGGGTGAAACCAATGAACAACTATCGACATGGCGTGGTAAAAAAATAAACTCCGATGAGGTTGAATACTGGTCACATCCATGGGAAATAGATGCTTACGGCCGTGAGATTGGATTGCTTACAAAGTATGTAACAGCAGAACATCTATGGGAAGTTTTCAGTGAATTTCAAAATCCGACCGCACCTTTGGTACCAAAACCTATCAAGTGGAAAAAAATAAATTAAAATATTTTTTGTGAAACCGCTTGCCAAGGTATAAAGTTTACTATATAATACAAACATCGTTAAATATAACTCGAAAGAAAAAAAGTGTCCCTCATATCCCATAAACCCTTTACGTCCCAATCGGAGTATCGCACAAGTATTAATTGTGCCGATGCGTCATGGCCGACCGGGTTTTGTGTAGAGAATGAGGACTAAAGATAAAAAGTTCTTAGAAAAGATTCCAAACACAAGACCCTTAGAATTCAACCTCTAAGGGTTTTTTGTTTGGTGTTGCATAAAAACAACACACGTATTGCCAAGTCATCGAATTTGGTATATAATACACACTGTTCTTTAAAAATTTGTAGAGTAAAATACTCCCGGATAGTGTAGTGGCAACACAACAGACTTTGACTCTGCTATTGTAAGTTCGATTCTTACTCCGGGTGCCATATAAAAACATATTAGTTCCCCGCAGGGATAATTGACAACAGGTTCATGCTAGTGTGTTTCTATATGGAAGATGATGCAGCGGGGTTGGTCCTGCGACTGGCCTTGAAAACCAGGTTCTGAGAAATTGGATGGGGTTCGACTCCTCCGTCTTCCGCCATTAAAAGGAATTCTTATGAAAGAAGATTTAATTTATCGATTAAGAAAACGTGCTGAAATTCGTAGGCAAATTACTACAAGAAAATCGGTGCAAGAAAATGCACCAGATAGAATTGCTGATTTATTAGAAGAAGCAGCAAATAGAATTGAACAATTGGAGAGTGGGCAGGATGGTAATGCAGCAGATTGCTAATCTGTCGCCGTAGTGATATGGTGAGTGGGTTCGATTCCCACACTCTCCGCCAAATATGCCAGCGAGACTGGGTAGTCAGAGAGGTCTTATAAGCCTTTTAGCGCCAGATTAGCGTTCTTGATAGGGTTCGAATCCCTACGCTGGTACCAATGCCTCTATGGACAAATTGGTAAAGTCACCTCTCTCAAAAGGAGGAGTTTCTCTGTTCGAATCAGAGTAGAGGTACCAAATTAAGGATGATATGATATGTGGAAAATTATAAGTGAAAACAAATTACCGTTGCAAGAGTTTGAATCATTGCTTGATGCAATGAAGTTTGCAATAGGTTACGGTACATTCGTGACTATCACCAATGGTGAAATGGAATTTGTAGGTAAGTTTGGTGTTGATGAAGTGACTGATCCAAACTATGATGGTTGGATATCACGTAAGAAAAAATAATGTGGGTGTGTTCTGAAAGGCTAGGTGCCGGTTTGCAAGTCCGGATAATGCAGGTTCGAGTCCTGTCACCCACTCCATTCTTTATTTGCGAATAACAAATGTTGTAAAAAAACAACACACTGGTTGACAAAGTGGCCAGTTCTGTTATAATACATTCTTGCGTTGAGAAATCAATGTAAAAACAGATGTTGTTATTATGCAACACTGGTATTGACAAGAGTGTGTATTTGGTATATAATACACACTGTTCTTTAAAAATTTGTAGAGTTAATATACTCCGTTCGTCTATCGGTTAGGACACTGGGTTTTCAACCCAATAAGACGAGTTCGACTCTCGTACGGAGTACCATATTAAAATATATTAGGTTACCAATTCTAGTAGGTGACTTAGGAGCACTTGATGGCCGCATCATTCTCACTAAGATTACATGAAGCCTTCCGATGGCGCTAGAATAAATTGGCAAGTAATGTGGAGATTGTCTTATCGGCAGACGAAGCCGTGAGAATCCAGATGTAGTTCTGGAACGACAATCACACCCTAATGTATTTTAATATGGTAATATTTTTTTTTAAAAAGGAGACTGTCATGGAAAGTGACAAGAGTGGTAAGATAATGGGGGTATAATTCAACGGCTAGAATATCCGGCTTTTAACCGGTCTATCAGAGTTCGATTCTCTGTGCCCCTACCATATGCAAACACATTAGAAACATAGGCAAACCTATGGGGTCTTGAGCAGAACCTTGAGAGCGTAGTTTATCGTAAAACTCTAGTGTGTTTACATATGTTAGAATTTGGAGCAATTGATGCTATGGCGTGTGCATCCTCAGACTGTAAATCTGATCCCTTTGGGTAAACAATCTTGGTTCGACTCCAAGTTGCTCCACCAAATCACTCTTAAAGGTTGGGTGTAACCTTCAAGTACTTTAGTGTACTAATCGTGGTAAGTGAAAGGCTCCACGTTAAATTTTTAGGCTCGTTCATATAATGGTCATTATCGCGGATTGTCTATCCGTAGATGGGAGTTCGATTCTCCCACGAGTCGCCAGTTTTGTGGTAAGGAAAGTAAAAGGAGAATGGGCAAGTTGGTTGCTTTTAGAACGACTAACTAGATACCTCACCTGCCACAGATTTAGTTTTGTAGTTCTAGTCTGGTACTAGAGTAAATGGCGTTGCGGATCCACGAAGGTGGCGTTAAATATCGAAGCGCAAACTAATAGAGTTTTGTCTCTGCCTACTACATTTTAGTTTTGTAAGTGTCAGCAAGTGAAGTCACGCTGTCTAGGTTTCTTCGAAGGACCAAAGCAGTAAAAGGTTAATGGGTTCAACTCCCACCCTCGGGCAACTGCGGAGGTCCGTAATGGGGACTGTACTGGACGAATCCCAAGTGATATCCATCGTTCGAGAGATAATCTTGACGAGGTCAGGCTATACCGGCCGGTAAGTCCTGAATAAATCTACGATAAATGCGGCGTAGGCTTACAAATTCAATATTCCAGAGTAGCACAGCGGTAGTGCAGTTGACTGTTAATCAATTGGTCGTAGGTTCGATCCCTGCCTCTGGAGCCAATATTTCTCGGTGTGGTGAAATGGTATCATGCGTGGTTTGGGGCCATGTGGCGAAGGTTCGATTCCTTCTACCGAGACCAAAAATAATCGCCTTTATTGACGGCGTATAATAGGATAAATTGTCAATTATGGGCTGCTGGTATACTTGGGAACACACCTGCCTTGCACGTAGGAGTACGGGGTTCGACTCCCCGGCGGTCCACCATATAAAAACATTCTGTGTGACTACAGCGGAAAAACAGCATATTGCATATGTCGACCATTGCAATAATCTACCGTGAAGTAGGGTCACCACAAGATTCAAGCACTTATCAGAGTGTTTCTATATGGTAGCTATAGATAAACACACTTTCAATCTGAATTGACAGATAAAAACAACCAAGGGGAGCCACTGGGTTCATCCAGTTTCATCCTGAATTGACAGGAACAAGGTTGTAAGGAGAGCCGAGTGTGTTTTTCTATGGTAACGTAGCATAGTGGCTAATGCACCACCTTCATACGGTGTTTATCGTGAGTTCGAGTCTCACCGTTACTACCATATAAAAGATACAAACTTTATAAATAAGTTCGTATCTAGGAAAAATATATGGAAACAAAAAAATGTAATTGTTGCGGCGAAATATTCCCAATTGAGAAATTTGCCTTCAAAAACAAATCAAAGGGAACAAGAATCACTTTTTGTGATGAGTGTCGTAAAATAAAAAGTAAACAGTCTTATTATAAACACCATTCAACAAATTTGAATAGAATAAAAAAATATAAAAAAGAAAATAAAGAATGGTTTTTGAAATTGAAAGAAACCTTAAGCTGTTGTGTGTGTGGAGAATCTGAACCGGTTTGTTTAGACTTTCATCACATAGACAGTGCAGAAAAAGAATTTGATATTTCCAATAAATCGGAAGCTAGTAAAAAACAAATTCTTGATGAAGTTAATAAGTGTGCGTGTTTATGTTCAAATTGTCACAGAAAACATCACGCTGGAAAATTATTTGGGTCGTTGGTGAAACTGAATATCACACAATCCTACGAAGTTTGAGTTAGGGGTTTGAGTCCTCTATGACCCTCCATATATACCCCGTTAGCTTAAAGGTAGAGCAATCGGCTGATAACCGATAGACAGAGGATCGTTACCTCTACAGGGTACCAGAATTATATCTCGGTAGTGTAATGGCAGCACGACAGTCTCCAAAACTGTTTGTGAAGGTTCGAGTCCTTCCCGGGGTGCCAAATTTAAAGAAAGGTGAATGATATGAGTAAGTTCGACATACAAGATGTTAAAGAATATTTAGCAAAACAAGGACCAGACACTAAAGTTTATCTTGGTGCTGATTCTGAAAGAATTAGAATCAATGGTGTTTGGTATGCCGATTATGCACTTGCTGTAGTTGTTCATATTGATGGCCGTCATGGTTGTAAAATCTTTGGTTATGTGGATCGTGAATTAGATTACGACCACAAGAAAAGTAAACCTGCAATGAGACTGATGACCGAAGTTTACAAAGTTTCTGAATTATTTCAAAATCTATCAGAAGTGTTGGAAGATTATCATGTTGAAGTTCACTTGGACTTGAACAAATCAGACCTGCACGGATCCTCATGCGTTGTGCAACAAGCTATCGGTTATATCAAAGGTACATGTAACATGACTCCAATGGTTAAACCTGACGCTCCAGCAGCATCTTTCTGCGCTGACAGATTGAAAAGAATCTTGGCAGAACAGGAATTGTTAGAATCTTAAACGGTGATGATAAACCAAAAATTATCCCAAAGTTTACTTTGGTGTGGCCTTAGTGTAGCGGCAGCACCCGAGATTGTGAATCTCTTAGTATGGGTTCAACTCCCATAGGTCACCCCAAAGTAAATTTGCCTCGGTAGTTTAATGGTAGAACGGCATCCTTACACGGTGCATACGGGAGTTCGATTCTCCAACGAGGTACCAAATATGCAACTTTAGCTGATGTGGTCATAGCGGTGTCTTGAAGCGGCATTGAAGTAGGTTCGATTCCTACAGGTTGCACCAAATAATGCCCCGGTGACGTAATGGTAGCCGTGTGAGTCTTAGAAACTCATGTCCTTGTGGCGTGTCGGTTCGAGTCCGACCTGGGGCACCAAATTAAGCTCTTATAGTACAGTGGTAGTACACGTCCTTGGTAAGGATGAGATACAAGTTCAATTCTTGTTAAGAGCACCAAATCTCTGGCGTTAGTACAATGGATAGTACAGTAGGCTTCTACCCTTCTGATGGGAGTTCGATTCTCTCACGCCGGACCAGAGCAATGCGAGGATGACGTAATGGTAGCCGTGAGAGACTTAAAATCTCTTGTCTTTATGGCGTGCGGGTTCGAGTCCCGCTCCTCGCACCACTATATAATAATAACATAAGCGGGCATGGTGCTAGTGGTAACACAAGACCTTGCCAAGGTTTAGTTGCGGGTTCGATTCCCGCTGCCCGCTCCAACTCTTTCGCCCTATTAGTATAATGGTATTACACCTGTTTTGTAATCAGGTTACGGCAGTTCGATTCTGTCATGGGGCACCAAATGGTACACTTTAAAAAAAAGTATTGACTCTACAAGTTTTTTCATATATAATACATACATGCGGAATTAGTTTAATGGCAAAATTAGAGATTTCCAATCTCCAGTCATCAGTTCGATTCTGATATTCCGCTCCAGTTTATGCGGGTGTTTCCAACATTTGTGGGTCCATCCATAATCCTAGTGGGAATCTAGGTACCCGCTCCATTTTTTAGGACATTATGATTATTAAGCCGTTACACGATAAAGTTTTGATTGAGCGCATTGAGAACATCAAACAAACATCTTCAGGAATTATTTTAAAACATTCCGAAGAACCTGATAAGGCTAGAGTTATTGCTGTTGGTCCTGATGCAAGTGAATTATCGGTTGGTGATGTTGTACAACCTGATTGGGGTAAAGCAGCAGCAGTAAAGGATTACTTTATTGTAAAAGTAGAAGATATTGCATACATCTACGGAGAATAAAATGTCTGATGGTGGTAAAGGTTCAAATGCAAGACCATATAGTGTTTCACAAGAAACATATGGTAAAAACTTTGATGAAATCTTTAGAAGAAAAACACCAGTAGAAATTGATGATGACGAGGCTGAAGATGAAGCCTTTAATGAGATAATGAATAGACAAGTTGTAAAAGAATAATATAGCGGGCTGGTGAAATGGTATCACAGTGGGCTCATAATCCTCAGTTCCGGTTCGACTCCGAGGCCCGCAACCAATAATGATAAAAAATGAAAACTCTAATAAAAATAAATTCATTAGAAAATCCATTATTGGAATATTTAAAGGATGATCCAGTTCGTCCAGATATTCCACGCAACGTAAGAGTATCTAAAAATTCAGAAGTTCTGGTTTTAAAAACCGATGATGTGGTGTCAGCTATAGTTTGTGTGATGTACCACGATTCAATACCATCTACCATAGATGAATTATTGGATGCAGTAGTGTCACCAACCGTTGCGGTGTTCTACACCATTTGGAGTTATGCTGCAGGTGCTGGACGTGAATTGATTGTCGAATCTGTTAAGTACATGAAATCCGACAAACCAAATATTGTTGATTATGTTACCTACAGTCCAAAGACGGAACTAGCTCGTAGATTTCACCTGAAAAATGGTGCTTCAGTCTACCGAGAAAATAACGATTCAGTTAATTATAAGTATTGAAAACAAATTCCGCTTCAGGTATTCTTGTATGCGTGTTTTTGCTTCCTAGTACCACAACTGTTCTCGTACCAACATCGGTGTCTAACATCATTACGATGCATCCACCTGAAGCGGTGATGTAACCAGTCTTACTTACAACAAAGTCATACCTTTTACCAATAATTGGATTCGTGTTTCTGAACACTAACCACTTTTTGCGTTTCTTAATTTTAACTTCTGATAGTTTACTAGACTGTACAATCAATGGATATTTACTTGCTTCTTGCACAATGTCCACCAATTCTTCAGCAGTACTTACATTCATAACATTCAAACCAGTTGGATCCACATATTTGGTTTGAGACAATCCCATAAAATATACTCTGGAGTTCATTGCTCGAACACAAGAGGAAGTTCCACCTGGATAATGTTTACACAACTTACTTGCAGCTTCGTTATTGGAACGAACCAGAGCCATCTGGATCAATTCTTTTCTAGTAAATTTACCTAGTCTCTCACTAAGATTTTGTTTGGCATCCAGTACAACCATAACAGTCATCAATTTTGTTATAGATGCAATTGGACGCACTTCTTTTGTGTTCTCACCTTGTATTATTTTACCTTTATCGTCAGTTACTAACCAACTGTGTGCAGTAATAGGTGATGACCATGATGTAGATGCCGCCATGAAAGCGGCCATAATTAAAAGTTTACGCATATATTAAATTACAAACGGCAACCACAACCAAATAGCTTGGGACAATAGAATTGCTGCAACAGCACCAACAACAAGACTTGCATCATATAACTTATTATTAACTGCCAGTATTGACGCTGTTAATAGTACGATTGCAATTTGAAATAGTGAACCTGCAAAGGTGTACCATGGACTACGTGCTTTGGCTACCGAACGTTCTGCTTCCAGTCCACGTGCTTTTTCCATTAGAGCTTTCTTACCTTCTTTTGGTTCATTCTCGTAACGGTCAATCTTTGCAGTTAATTGTTCAATCTTCTTGGTGTCTTTAACACGTACAGCATCATCTAATGCCATTTCAGCCAACGTACCTTTAATGCTTTTTGCTTGATAGAAAGCCCATGTATTATTGGCCTCGATTGTATTCGTCAATACTTTAGAACTATTACTTCCACCAAAATATGTGGTGAGTGCTAGTAGTGCAGCCAATACAGTAATAACCCATCCAGCTTTGTCTTTAATTAGTGCTTCACGTTCTGAACGAGACAATGGTTTCTTTTCTTCTGCCATGTTATATTCCTTTTAATGAATAAATTGTTTAATATAATATATATGTGTGTTTATTTCGTGATAAGGTGCCATATAAGTGCTATTAGAGGAATTGTTGTACTCATTATTCCAATTGCCAACAGTGCGTTCATCAAAGTATTATACATCATTTCTCTATCACGTTGCTTCTTATCTTCAGCTGCCTTCTCTAAAGCACGGCGTTCTTTTGACATTCTAGTACGTTCTGCCATCATTTCATTCCATACATCAGCATTTCCTGACCAAAACAATATGTCTTTTAATTCCTTCTCATTATCTCTCAGTGCCTTGGATGCCATGGCAATCTTTAATGAATCTGAATTTATTTGTGCATCAGTTTTACCGACAGCCGCAATACGCATCTGTGTGCTGGCCACATGAACTTGATCCGCAGACAAATAGAATTGACTGAATTGTCCGTACAGTTCCTTTACGTCTTTACCCAACTGCATAGCAGCTTTGATGCCTTTAACAGCACCTTGAGCCATGGCAAATGCGGTGAACGGATCCATTATTTCTTATTCTCTGGCCAATAAGATACCAACATCCAACGACAGATTTTGCCGTTTTCCAAAAACTCATTTGCACCATAAGTTTGTCTACCCGTTTCACAAACCTTTTCCAATTTTTGCCAGTGTTTGTAATTCCGAACAGGTAACACCGGAAGATATTCTGGTTGTAAACAGAAAGCGTTCTCGGTGTACATAATAGAAGAAAATAGCAGTACACAGGTGATTACTATTTTCTTATGCATAGTCATGTCACTTTGATAGTGGGTTATCTAACGCTTGCTTAATCTTGCTATCCATCTCACGAGACAACTTATCCATCTTACCATCTATAACTTGTTTGGTTTTGTCCATCTCATCACGGCTCTTGTCTAGGTTTGTACGAACATCAACACGCAATGACTTGATTTCATTTTCATTTTCACGTTGAGCTTGTTTTGAACCACGTTCAACACCTTCAACCACACCCTCAACTCTACGAATATCACTTTTTAAATCATTCTTGATATCACGGGTGTAATCGGCAGTCTTACCTGAGTTTTCTTCAATGACAGCCAAACGTTTATCAAACACCGTTAAGTCTGGTGCCACATATTCAGCAATACGTTTCTTCATGCCTTGATAGTCTTTATAGACCTCAAACGCACCATATAAACCACCTAACAATGAAGATGCAAGAGTAAACGCAACCATCAATTTGGCTGGTGTAAATTCATAACCACCAATACTGATGACTGTATCTTTACTTGCATATTTCTTAACTGCTGCTTCTGCTTCGTCAATTTTAGCATTAACATCTTTGATTTCTTCTGACATTTTATTTTCCTAAGTTGAATTGTGAATCTACCATTTCTTGCCATTTTGAATCACTAGCACCACTCATTCTTCTCTGAGCTGATAAATTATCAATCACAGGCTTATTATATTGTTTGGCCATTTTTAAACCGTTTATATCAGGTATCAACGCAGTACTATACGATGAAAAACCTGGAACAAAATTCATTACACCAACCAGAGAACCTTGAATCGCTTGTTGTTGTTCAATACTTGTGGCTGATGCAATCTCATTGGCAAGTTGTTTACCCTTTTCGCCAGCTTCCTTCTTAGCATTTTCTTTGTTGCCACCAGATTTCTTTTCCATAGAAGCCATTTGAGAATCTGTTTTCTTCTCTTGTTTGTCATCCTGTTTGTTAGCTGCTGGTGGTGGAAGTGCTGGTGGATTAGTTGTTGAGTTGGCTGCTGAATTTTCCTTTGGAGCAGTTACACTCGTTGGGGATGTTGTTGATGTTACAGAGGTCGTTGAAGGTGCTGATACAACAGAATCAACGGTTGAATCACCTGTTGCTGATACAACGTTAGTTGGATCAGCTTTCTGTATCTCAACAGTCGTGGTTAATTGTTGGTTAACAGCACTCGTTACAGCCGGACTTAAATTGACCAGATACTTAATAGCATATGCAGTCTTGTATCCTTCACACTGAGTACTATACAACGAATCTTTGATACATTGTGATTTCAGATAAGCATCAGCATAACCAGGACAATCAGTTGCATACAAAGCGTTTATAGAACATTGTTGGTCGTGATATGCAATTGCATAACCAGGACAATCTGTTGCATACAAAGCACTCACATAACACTGCTGTGTCTTATATGATTCTGCATATCCTGGACAATCAGTGGCATATAAAGGACTTATAGAACATTGTTGTGACTTGTAGGCTGTTGCATAACCAGGACAATCAGTTGCGTATAGTGGGTTTACTGAACATTGTTGTGTCTTATATGCTATTGCATAACCGGAACAAGATGTTGAATAAAGAGGATTTGAAGCGCACTGTTGGTTGGTGTATGCTTGTTGATAACCGGGACATGATGGAGAACTCAAAGCATCTGTTATACAAGGATCAACTGTTTCTACACCATACTTCAGTCTAGCATACACTGAA